TGGGCTGGGCAATTCTAACAGATGGAGTAATTGAAAGTGGAAGCAAAAGCTTTCATGGTAGCCGTTTCAGTGGAGGTGGAATGTGTTTCTTAAACTTTCGTAACTGGCTCAATTCTTTGAAAGACATTTCTGCAGTTTATTTTGAGGAAGTAAGAAGACATCTAGGAACTGATGCAGCGCATTGCTATGGTGGTTTTCTTGCAGTATTATCTGCTTGGTGTGAAGAGAACAATATTCCCTACCAAGGTGTTAATGTTAAAACTATAAAACGCTTTATAACAGGCAAAGGCAATGCAAGTAAGAGTGAAGTTATTGAAGCGATACGTGAAAAAAGTTTTTTACCTAGAGATGATAATGAGGCCGATGCTTTGGCATTAATGTTCTATATTAGTAAAGATATTAATAAGACAAAAAACCCATAAAAAGTGGGTCCTTTCAGCCATAATGGCGGGTTTGGTGGTGCTGACCCCAGGCCTTCTTTAGCGTCAGAGATATTTTGAATATTAACTTTTTAATTATTAAGATATGAATTTAGCAATCCACTACTATCCTGTTGAAAACCTCGTCGAATATAAGCGTAATCCTCGTAAAAATGATGATGTAGTAAATAGAATGTGTGCTTCAATCAGGGAATTCGGCTTTCGTATACCAATAGTTGCAAAAAGCGATGGCACTGTGGTTGATGGTCATTTAAGACTTAAAGCAGCAAGAAAACTTGGTATGGAAAGTATTCCAGTGGTCTTAAGTGATAATCTAAATGAACCACAAACCAAAGCTTTTCGATTACTGGCAAATCAATCAGCTAATTGGGCAAAGTGGGATGATGAGCTTTTGAAAGTAGAAATTCAAGAGTTAGAAGATTTGCAGTTTGATCTTAAAATGACTGGATTTGAATTGGAAAAAGTTCAACGTTTTCTCGATGATTTTGATGGAAAAGAAGAAGTAGAAAGAGGAGTTTTGGAGTTAATTGATAAAAAGGTAGAAATAACAAAACCAGGGGATTTATGGATTTTAGGTGATCATAGAATCTATTGCGGTGATAGCTGCGTAGTTGAATCATTTAAAGCAGTATTAGATGATAAAATGGCAGATATTACTGTTTGTGATCCTCCATATAACGTTGATTATGGTAGTAGCCAGGAGAGAGAAGATAAAAAAATATTGAATGATAATCAAGGTGAAAAGTATGAGCTTTTTCTCTACGACATCTGTTCCAATATTTTAGCATATACGAAAGGAGCAATTTACATCTGCATATCATCATCAGAGTTTTCAACGCTGCAAAAAGCATTTGAGGAAGCAGGAGGAAAATGGTCAACATTTATCATTTGGGCAAAGAATCATTTTACGCTAGGCAGGTCTGATTATCAAAGACAATACGAAGCAATGCTCTATGGATGGAAAAGCGGCAATAAACGTGAGTGGCATGGAGGTAGAAATCAAAGTGATCTATGGTTTTATGATAAGCCAATACATAACTCACTGCACCCAACAATGAAGCCAGTAGAGCTAATGGAGAAAGCAATAGTTAATAGCAGCAGACCTGGGGATACTGTACTTGATCCATTTAGCGGTTCTGGCAGCACACTGATTGCATGTGAGAGAACAGGAAGAATTTGCAGAACAATAGAGCTAGATTCAAAATTTGTAGATGTAACCATAAAACGTTGGCAAGTATACACAGGTAGGGAGGCAATTCTTTCTGGTACTGGCAAAACTTTTGCACAAATTCAAGAAGAAAAACAGCAATAAAGGGGCAAAAGAAGTGGAAAAGATCACACAAACGGAATGGGCAAGAGAGATAGGAGTTTCAAAGCAATATGTCTGTTATTTAGTAAAAAAAGGAATAATTGAGTTGCAAGTAGGGATAAAAGAGGTACCAAATGACTTCTTCGTAGATGCAGTAGTAGAGCTGGCAAAACTATCACTGCCTGTAAGATCCAGATTAATGAGGATTTTTAACGATTATTATAATGTGCAGAGATTTATATTGGATGAGAGTTTATTTGGAGATCTTCTTTCTGATTATTCAGGGGTAAAAATAGAAAAAGATGGACCAGTGTTATTATTTGGAAGAGTAAATTTTTTCAGGTCTAGTGATCCAGTTATTAGGATTATAGAAAACTATCTACGCGATCATTATGAACAAACATTTAGTAATGACATATATCGATTAGATGTAGCAGTACTTGGAGAAACCGAGCCTCACACAAGGGATTATAAAGGCATCTATGAAAGAGATCATTTGCGGTACAACTTAAAAGCACTATATCCATTACCACAGAGTTTATTACCATCGATTAAATTTGCAAAAGCGCAGATTGTACTGTCAGATAGCTGGAAATTAGGAGAAATAAATAGCTGTTTTCCGGTTGGTAGAATAGAAGAAGAAGGAAATAAATTTGTATTGGGAAACGATAAACTTTCAGGGCAACGTTGGAATTTAAAACACAAGCCAATTTTAGAAAGGTTTAGCGTTACTCACCACTACAAAATAGAAAACTATACAGATCAGAAGATTACAAAATATGGTTTGGCAGAACACAACGTTTACTATAAAAATGATTTAGATTCAGAGCAAAAAGACTCAATACACGAATTAGAAAAGCACATTTTAGTATTTTACCCGGGAGTACTGAAGTGGCACGAACATCGACATTTGCACAGAAGTTGGAAAAATAGTCAAGCGATATGTGTAATAAGTTAAGTACTTATATTTAGATCCTCATATATTATATTAATAATAGGTAAAAGTGTATGAAATAAAAAGAAAAAGACTTGCTTTCTCATGCTAAAAAGGACATGAATTGAATAGCAGCAGGTAAATATAAGAAATTTGTCTGGCGCTAGAAAAGCTAATTTTGTGAGGTATGAAATGAGTTTTAGCAAGTTTTTTAAAGAAGTATCAAGTAACTGGTTTAAAAACATTAATAAAAGAAATGAAGAAGGAGAGACGATCTTGCATCAAGCAGTAGAAATCTCCGATTACAAAACAGTGAGGTTCTTAATAAAGAAAGGAGCAGAGGTTAATGCAAGAGATAAAAATGGTTATACGCCACTACACTGTGCAGTATTCGCAAAAAGTTTAGAAAATGTAAAAGTGCTGCTAAGGGAAGGAGCGGAAGTAAATGCCACTCAATATGTCACTGGATGTACGCCACTCCACTCTGCGTGCAAAGGAGCAGGAGTTGAAATAATAAAAGAGCTGGTAAAGGCTGGAGCTGAAGTTAATCAACTGAATAAGTATGGCGCAACGCCAATGTATTACATCTGGGAAAGTGAAAAGTATCGTCTATGTGATAGCAAAGAGAGTGAAGAGGCGAGCAAATTTCTGAGAGAAAAAGGAGGAATAACAAAAAGTAGAGAACTGACCTGCTATGGAATAGAGGGGCTAGTGGGAGAAATAGCAGATATGTTGAATGGGGTCTATATGCCTGAGCTAAAAATAATAGAGATAGGAGAAATAAGGAAGAGAGACAAATCGCTAATAAAGAAAGAATGTCAAAATTTAGCAAGCAAGATAATAAGCAAAGTGAATGAAATGATAGATGAGGTGGTGAGAATGAAGGTTTAAAAGAGGGATTTAAATTTAAAGAAAAGGTGAGGTGGATTATGGTAAAGCTTGGTAAAAAAGAGGAGTCACTATTAGAGAACTTATTTAAAAGTATTTATGAAAGAGACGAAAAAGGAAGAACAGTTCTACATTATGCAGTAGACGCAAAAACAGTGAGGTTATTAGTCGAAAAAGGAGCGAATGTGAATGCAGCAGATGTGAAAGGACACACAGCACTGCACCTAGCAGTAACGGAGAAACATCTAGAAATCGTGAGAGAATTGATAAAGTCAGGAGGGAATGTAAATGCGGAAGAATATGGAAGTAAATGCACTCCATTGCACCTTGCATGTATGGTGGGGAAAGTGGAAATAGTAAAAGAGTTAGTGGAAGCAGGAGCAGAAATAGAGCAAGAAGATAAGTTAGGAATGACAGCGATGGATTATGCGAAAACCAGTAAAGAAGTAACTGAAGTATTGAAGAAAGAAATAGACAGAATTGAGAAGCTATTTATGAAGGGCTAAAAATATGGGGAAGGAAATGGAAAAGAAAGTAATGAATTTAGAGAGAAAACCTTTGAGTGAGCTGAGAAAAACGTGGAAGAAGGTATTTGGGGAAGAGGCACCTAAATATTCAAAGAAATATCTGATACCTAGATTAGCATATAGAATGCAGGAGGAAGCGTATGGAAAAATGTCAAGAAAAGGAGCAAAAAGACTAGATTATTTAGCAGATCGGCTAGAGAAGGGAAAAAGAATAAGTAGCGATAAATTACCAGTAGAAGGGACAGAATTAATACTAGAGAGAGGGGAAGAGACGCATGCGGTAATGGTAACAGATAAGGGTTTAATCTACAAAGAAGAGTTTTATACGTCATTGTCAGCAGTAGCAGGGAAAATAATGGGAATGAGTTACAACGGACCGTTATTGTTTGGAATGCGTGATAAAAATGGGAGCTGAAGAGGAGAAAATGCTAAAAGAAGTAAGGTGTGCGATATATACTAGGAAGTCAAATGAAGATGGTCTAGAGCAGAAATTCAACAGCTTGGACGCGCAACGAGTAGCATGTGAAAAATATATAAAGAGCAAAGAAGGCTGGGTAGTATTGGCCAAAAGGTACGATGATGGAGGTTTCTCAGGAAAGAATTTAGAAAGACCAGCAATAAAGGAATTATTTGAAGATGTAAAAAAAGGAGAAGTAGATTGTGTGGTAGTGTATACGCTAGACAGGTTATCAAGGGAAACAAAAGATAGCATCGAAGTAACATCATTTTTTAGAAGGCACCGAGTAAATTTTATAGCAGTAACACAAATATTTGACAATAATACGCCAATGGGGAAGTTTGTACAAACAGTGTTATCAGGAGCGGCACAACTAGAAAGAGAAATGATAGTAGAGAGAGTAAAAAATAAAATAGCAACATCAAAGGAGCAGGGATTGTGGATGGGTGGAACTTTACCGCTTGGATATGATGTAAAGGATAAAGAATTAATAATAAATGAGAAAGAAGCGAAAATAGTAGGGCACATATTTGAAAGATATTTGGAGTTGAAGTCAATGGCAGAGTTGGCAAGGGAACTAAATAGTCGAGGTTACAGAACAAAATCAGATATCTTTAAAAAAGCGACGGTGAGAAGAATAATAACAAATCCAATATATATGGGAAAAATCAAACATTATGAAAAAGAGTATGAGGGAAAGCATGAGGCAATAATAGAGGAAGAAAAATGGCAAAAAGCACAAGAATTGATAATGAATCAACCATATAGAAAAGCAAAATATGAGGAAGCGCTGCTAAAGGGAATAATTAAGTGCAAGAGCTGTGATGTAAATATGACGCTGACGTACTCAAAAAAAGAAAATAAAAGGTACCGATATTATGTGTGCAATAACCATTTAAGGGGGAAGGATTGTGGATCAGTGAACCGAACAGTAGTAGCAGGAGAAATAGAAAAAGAAGTGATGAAGAAAGCTGAACAGCTATATGAAAAATGGGGAGAAAAAGCGGAAGAGTGGAGTTTTGGAAAGCAGAAAGAAGTGGTGAAAAAGTTAATAAAGAAAGTAATGGTGAGAGAAGATGGAATAGAGGTGAGTTTAGAGGATGAGGTGGAATTTACACCAATAAAAAAGAAAGGAAATAAATGCACAGTAGTAGAGCCAGAAGGTAAAACAAACAATGCGCTACTCAAAGCAGTGGTAAGAGCCTACCTGTGGAAACGGCAACTAGAAAAGGGAAAATATGCAAGTGTAGGAGAGCTGAGTGCCAAAATTAATATAGGTACAAGACGTATACAGCAAATTTTGAGGTTGAACTATTTAGCACCAAAGATTAAAGAAGACATAGTAAATGGGAGGCAGCCAAGGGGTTTGAAGTTAGTTGAATTGAGGGAAATACCAATGCTGTGGAGTGAGCAATTGGAGAAATTTTATGGTCTTGATTGCATTGTTTAACAAGAGGAGATGAAAACATCGAAAATAATAGGAAAAGCTGTTGCAAAAAAAACTTAAGGATTTATAAGGAAACCACTATTGCAAAATATGAAGGACTTCTAATGCACCAGCAGATGTTGAAGAGGTTAAAAATAGTCTTGATGTAAACCAGTGTGACAAAAACTGACATTAAATTATATGAGTATATTAATATAAATAGTAAAGATTTTTAATTTACATATGAAACCAGAGCAAATTATTGAGCAAGAGTCAAACTCACATAACAATCTTTTTCTGCTGAAATAGAACCATGTTTTTATAGTGAAGGAAATCCGTATATACGAAAAATCATCAAATCAACCAATTGCGGCTGGTGTTGTTGGTGCGTTATTATTGGTGAGCTGTGTTGCGTTTTATGTTTTATTTCGCAGTGGCAGTATGTGGTGTATGGATTTTGCGTTGTATAATGCTACAAAGCCGAATACTAAACTTGAGTAGGTCTATTATCCAGCCTTCTTTGAATCCTGCACAGTTGAGAAAATCCATAATCATCAAGTAAAACTTTTAAATTAGGTAATTTCTTCTCATTTGAGCTTATAGAGCATACTTTTTTAACCATGAGCATGATTATTGCTCCGGACAGGAGGTTCCACATTTTCCAGATAGCCATGACTGTCTACTTTTAATTCATTTCCTAAGTTGTGCTCTATTTTTGTTGCAAACGTAAATCCTAATATTTTGCAAAATTTTTCGAAATATTCTCTTATAATATCAAATAAACTCTTATCGCCATCTTGATAGTTTTTTAACTCCTCAGGAACATCAAGTAATAACTTACCGTCTCTATATATTAGACCCTCTTTACCATTCTGAGATTCAAGTGTAAATTCCATTGAAAATGATATATCACATATTTTTTTCTCAGAAAAATCTAGAAGCTTTACAGGTGCTTTGGGGATTTTACACTCAACTTTTACAGAATTTGGATTTTTGCAGTCAATGTACACTTTTCTCTCAACATCACTATTGACATTCATAAATAATTTATGTTTCTCGTAAAGTTCCATCATAAATGGTCCATATATATGTTCATATCCTGCTTGATTGCAATTAGTAGCTAACTCTTCTAGAATATGATCATTTGGAGCTTCTGCTCTAGAATGTTGAAACATTTCCTTAAAAACCTCTTTTGCAAATGAACGATAATTCTTTTCTCCATTTTTATTATTTTGAACCAAGCTAATATGTTTTTTATATAATCGGTCAACAAAATCCCTATCTATATTCTCTCCGTTAACGATGAAATCCATTCTATTAATGTCTTTATATGCTTGCTCACCAGAATTTACGCTTTTATTATCTTTAGCTCTTAATTTATTAAAACCAAATTCTTTAATTTTAGCCTTTAATGTAACTATTGGATTTGCTTCTGTCATACTTCCCCCTTACTAAAGCCTTCAAAATTAATTATACTATAGGAATTGTTAATAGATTATTGACGATATATGAATGTAAAAATGGCTTTGTACTACCTGTATAATAAATACGCTAAGGCAAAGTTAATACTTTCTACCTAGCAATTTCCTCCATAGAATCCCTTCTTAACTCTTCACGTTCTGTCCATTTGTTGTTAGACTCGCTTATTACTTCAGGATGCATTAATTTTCCAGACCTTTCAAAATATCCCTGTTCAATAGCATAGTAGACATCATAATCACCAAGTGCACAATCCTCGCCTAATTCTTCTTCATGACCTTTGAATTTTTCCAATACTTCCTCTCTATTACTCACTTCTACTATAATTTTGCTTTTATCTTGTACGTCAGGATACAGTCTAACGTCTATATTTCCCAAACTGGTATAGAAAGTTAATACTATATCGCTGCCTTCTGTAAGATCTGTGTAATTCCTTATGCCATCTTGGGTTATAATTTCTACCTCACTTTTGCCAATTTTTATTACACTCCTTCCATATCCTTTTTCTCCTTGAGGTATTCCTAAATTCCTTGTTCTATCTGTGATTTTTGCAACATCTATTATACTATCCTCTGAGTATTCTAAGTAAGATACACTGTTATCGATTTTTCCATCACACAGTTGACCACTGGTAGCATCCCTTGCAACTCTAAAAAATTCTTCAGCATAATTAATGTACTCTACATGAGCCTTGATTACATTAGCTTTATGATCTTTAAACTCTCGTTCTATTGTATCAATGACTTTTAAACTATCTGAGTTTTTTAACTTTGCTCCTCTCGATATTAATGCACATACTATATCACTGGCAATTCCATAGCTTCCTTCTAACTTAGCAATTTTTTCTAGTACGTGATCTGCAAAGTAATAATCTTTGTCTTTAGCAAAATTTAATCTCATTCCAGAAGCTATAATCTCATTTACAACTTCCTGTAGTTCAATCATGCTTTTAGCTTTTACTACCTTACTCAAAAACTTATTTAGCTTAGCAAGTTGATTTGTTTGATACATCTCTGACAAGAGACTATCACATTTTTCACAATTATCTTGCTTATTACCTACAAAGTCAGTTGCTCCTGCTTTTAAGAGTAAAGCTTTTACATCAGGAAATTGACAAAACGGCCAAATTGAACTATCACCCTTAACATTTAAAACTATCTTTAAATCTTGGTTATTTTTATGTTTATCTAAAAATTTTTTTAGATCTTCAACACCTGGACCATAAGGATTATCCCAATCTTCATCAGAATCTGTAGCTTTAACCATTTTACGTAGTTGGTCTCTTAACTTTTTTTGGTTGTCAGTTAAAAAACACTCTATAATATTGTTGCTATCAATTGCAATTTGCAGTGGGGTTTTTCCATTGTTATTTTTTATGTTTAAATCAGCTCCTTTGCTTATGAGTAAATCCATAACCTTTCTGCTATAATCATTACAATTAGCAGCATAATAGTGTAAAGGTGTATTACCTTTTTTATCTTGTATATTTGGATCAGTTTTTGCATCTAAGAGATACTTTAGACCTTCATACTCACTGGAATAAATAGCAGTATCATGCAAAAGTGTTTTACCTTTATTATCCTGCATATTTAGATCAGCACCAGCTTTGAGAAGAGGATGAATGGCTTCATCGTATGCGACAAACACATTCAATACTGTTGTTCCTAGATGCCCTCTTTTTAGATTAAGAACGTACTTCAGGTCTTTATTTTTCTCGTTACTTTCTAAAAACTGCTTAAGATTTGAAAATGAGTCATAATTTCCCATATTAAAATCTTTTATAATACTATTGAGTAATTTTTGATTTAACTTTTTTTGACTTTCTTCCAGTTTTAAGTTAGGTGCATGAATAAGCCACTCATCTATTAAATCCTCTAAGTATTTTTTATCATCTATCAAACTTCTATCAGCCCAAAATAAATCTCGCTTAATGAATTCATAATAACTATCTACTGGTAATTCAGTTGCTTCTGTTTTTGGGCTACCTATTTCTGAACACTCTTGTCCAGCGCTTAGGTCACACTTCAGTTTTTGCTCATCAGTGTGTTTACTTTGTTCACTGATAGGTTCTGAAATATATTTTACTGACCCTATACCCATATTACCTGCTAGCCCTAGATATAGAATATATTATATAGAATGTGTAGTATGTGTCAAGCTAATTTCAACATAATCTTTTTACTACTCATATTTTTGTTAAGTTTTTATGGTGAGTACTGCTAGGTTAAAAGTTGTTTATTACTGGAAGTCTTAGCCAATTTTACTATAGATCAACAAAATTGAGAACACCAGCTATATTTAATATATAGGAATATGATGCTTTAAAGGAGTACGGAAACTGCTGAAGTTTTTACAGCAAACCTGTATGGAGCAACTTCAGCAGAATAAACAAATACATGCCAATATTAGTAGAGAACTATTTACAAGTCAACTAACCTTTTCAAAAAATATTTTAGTGAAAGTACCATGCTAGTTAGTGTTATAAAAAATTCAATTGTTTACTCCTTCAAAAAAGGGCGTATATTTGTGAGAACAAGCCGCGTAAAAATAAGGTTATAAAAATAGAAGATTTAAATTATTTCAATAAGCTTAGGCAAAACAGTTCGTATGTAGATATGGATGAAATGGGCTAATATGACTAGTTTTAGCGTATAGCAAAATCAATATATAAAAAAGTTCGTATGTATCACTTGGTAGACCAATTGATTCCAAGAAAAACACTTCTCACCGTCCTTGGTTTTGGTTGCCGGAAGTGATCATATTATTTGAGTTTTTAATGATAAATAATATTAAGTTAATATAATTTGTTTGGAATGGTGAGATCATTTGTTATAACCTGGAGCCTACATGCATTCCAAAAGGATAATATGATTTAGAATATTATATAGCATGTGCGTAAGCTCAGACACAACACCGCCTAAACTTACGCCAGTTTTTTTTGAGATTTAACATCAAAGGAAAAAATAATTTCAGCCATTCTCCCCTAATAGAGTTAATTTTTATCAGTCAATCATTGAAGAGAAATTTAAATTCGCTGTGGAATGAGGAATGACATTACAAACACTTTTCAAGACGGTTCCTACACTGTTAATGCTACTTTTTGAACACTCAATAATGCTACCACAAGTATATTTCACACTACTTTTAACAACGCCAAACGCCGATTGCGATACATCCCAAACATGTACAGCATTATCAACAGTCGCTTTTCTCCGTGCTTCTCCTTCTTTAGAATTGTCAACATATACTCCTAATATTGATTGTCCTACTATTGCTCCTAAAATCCCTCCTGTTATTCCTCCTAACATCACTCCTACTATTCCTCCTGTTGCCATTGTTCCTGCTACTGCTGCTTTTGCTAACCTAGAAGCAGAATTACCTTCTTCTGAGTTTTTGTAATTTCGTACGTCAATTTCTTTCTCATCAAGTTGCTTTTTTAGGCTAGCAATCTCATTACTTTGTTGATTAAGTTGATCTTTTTTCTCAGCAATAGTGTTGTTTTTACTAATTGCAGCACATGAAAATGCAATAGTTACAAAAGAAAACACAGCAGCAACAACAATAAGTGGAAGGCCAAGACTATAAAAGCTCAACTGGAGCTAAAAACCCAATGTAAGGGGCTATAGCAAACACTCCTGATGCCAATAAAGCCGAAGTAGCCAAAGCACCGCTCACAAGATAAGGTGCATTAGCTTTATTAAATATACTTTTCATTATATACCTCTCTATAGTTAATTTATTATTTTAATAGTAATATAAATAAATATAGTATGTAATATTTTAAATTAATTAATAAATTAGACCTGCAAATTCAAAGAAAAACAGTTTTCACGATATTTGGTTTTTGTTGCTGTTAATGGTTATATCATTTGGATTTTTACTAACGTACATTAAAGAGTTAATACTGATTTATTTGAAAATAATAGAAAATTTATGACTATTTTATAATTCATTAATGAAATATCTTGATAAATTATCTAATCTCGTATATTATTAGAATATTAACACTGTATTTTAAAGGTAAAAACATGGTACATTCATCTGCGCAAATATTCACAAAGTTTGATAACGATTCAAAACAGAGAAATATAGAAGGGCTAGAAAAGACTTACTTGGGAGTCTTGCTGTCAATTGAATTAAATAGCAAAACTTCTCAAATTGCGAAGGGCATTAAAGAAAAAATAGAAAGTTTGTTGAGTAGCAATAAAGATGCAATAAATGATAAAGTAACAATAGGTGAAAGAGAAATTAGTGTAACTTTAACGAAGAAGGAAGAAGGTACATACAGTGTTAAATTTGATGAAAGTGATCCTTCTTCGGTAGATATTAAAGATACGAAAGATTACACTGCCGAGGATCTACTTACTTTGTGCACACAGCATGAGTTGACAATCAGCAGAGATAAGAAAGGTAATCACCATTATAGTGTAACAATCAAAGGTAAAGAAAAAAGTGCAACAGTAGGTGGGCCTGGTAAAATTGTAATATTTCCACAACATTTATCTTACATCAAAGAAACAATAGAACACTTAAAAGAAGGTAAGAGTCCAACTAAAGAGTTTGCACTTGCAACAGGAACTGGAAAAACATTCATAGAATTACTTGTTGAATATTTGCCTGCTAGGCTAATCGGTGTACCTTATATATCCCTAGCACCTAATGAAGATCTTGTAACACAGAAACGTGATGATTGGAAAAAAGTATTATCTGACTCCGATATTGAAGATATTGAGTTGAAAGAGATAAGCGGTGATAAAGGGTGCTCTATATTGAGCAGCGAAAGCTTGATGAAAAATTGGAATCAATTTTTAGAGGTAATAGGTCTTGGACAGCTTCCTGATATTATAAACGCTCTTAATATTGGAGACAAAAGATTTGAAATAAGAAATGGAAAAATAAACGTAGATGGCAAAGATTTTTTGATTCTTGCAGATAAAATTCAATTTGGAGATAAGGAATATAAAATTCAAGATGGTAAAGTTACAATTGATGATCAAGAATTTGGGCTAAATATTGAAAAATCTATATCTCTATCCTTTGATGAAGAGCACCGAGTGGCAGAGCAGGAGTTGTATAAACACCGTATGGGAATCTTATCTGCACTTGTGCCTACACTGTTTTTAAGTGCAACGCCTTCAATAAGCACTCATAAATATATTAAAGAAAATGATGGTTTACTTAAAACTCTTTCTTTGACAGATAAAATGAAGTCAGGTGTGTATGGAGATTTAAATCTACAAGTTCATACAAAAGTAAAAAGTAAAAATCTAGCAAAGGAATACTCTAATGGCGTTGAAGAGTATGTAGATTTCAAGAAGGAAGAAAAAGATAAATATAGCGATAAAATTTTAACAGAAGGTGAGTTAAAAGAAGAAGTAGAGAATTATCTGTATAGAAATGTTCAAAGCGTAATTGGTGAAACAGCGTTGATTTTAGCTGAGTCAAATAAGCAGATAGATAACCTGAAAGAAATATTGCAATATGGTAGAAACGAAACCTTACCAAAGTTTAGTAAATCGAAGATTTATGATTTCTTAGAGCGAATGTTCGAACCTAAACCGGGCTATAAGTTAGTAACCCAGTCAAAAAAGTTTGCTCTCATAACAGAGCAAGTTGCTAAGCAGTTCAATATTACAAAAGAAAAAGCAGAAAAAATTGTGAAAGAATATTATGATTTCAGTGGCATTGCAGATTATTCTGTATTTCGCGTAATGCATGGAATAATTGAGAATACACTTTCATGCTTAACTGGTCTAAACAGACACGAGCTTGATGAAAAGAGGTGTGCAGATTTGAAAGGCTTAGCTGGAGAAGTTAAAGCGGCGTTAGATAATACTCATGATTTAGAAATATATGTTAAAGATCAAGGTGTTCAAAGCGATAAATTAAAGAAAGAGCTTGTTCAGCAAATGCAATCTGTAATTAATGTTCTAAAGGAAAATAAAGGCTCTGATTTGTTTATAAGGTTAATAAGAAATTGGAACCAAGATAAAAAACTTCACCTCTTGATGTCATCTAAAGAATTAGAAAAAGTCCCTAAAAAGCTAGTAGATTTGCTAGTTGGGGGCAATGATGCTGTAGTGAGAGACTACCTTGAATATCATGGAGTAGAAGAAAGTGAAATAGATGAGTTCTGCCAGCTATCAAAAAAAGTAGCTGCTGAAAGAATAGATTTTATCTCTTCTTTAAGAGGGTTGAGTGATGAAAAACAAAGTGAGCGCAAAAAATCTACATACCTAGGAGAAAATGAGAAAAAGCTACTTGAAGATCTTGGTGCAGTGCTTGGAATGACATTAGAAAATGGTAGTAAGTTGGTTTATGATTGGTGGCCCACACCTTCGTATTCTTGTAATGAAAGAGAACATCCATTAATAGCACTACAAGATTTTTGTTACGAAAATAAGTACAAAGTAAAATTAGGAAATTTAGATCGCTCAGGCAATTTATCTGTAGAAGATCTTAAGAGTAAGCTTTCAGACTATATAAGTGGCCAACCATTAGAAGAATTAGAGCTTGTAAGAAAGAAATTGTTATCGAGTGATAATCAAAGCATATATGAAGATCTAATGAAGCTAGATACATACCATGCTAAGGAACTCAAGAAAGCAAGAACTCAGAAGGATAATTGGTCTATCAACTATCATAAAGAAGGAATTTTAGAAGACTTAAACCAGGAACAGTTGGCTCAGTTAGCAATTGACTATTTATCAGAAGCTGAGCTAGGAGATTTATATCAAAATCTATTAGAAGAAGAAAATGATTATCATGCTTTGTGCCGTATGGGATTAGTTGGTAATGATGTAAATCCTAGCAAGGTACAGGGATACAATGACATTAATTTACAACATGTTGGAATGCTAATAGATCCAACATCTACTGATCTCAACAAGCCTGCACAACTTATTCAAGCTCCAGGTAGACTTAGATGCCTAAATTCTAATAGGCACTCTACATTCTTTTGCTATTCGAGTGGTGAATTGAGCTTTGACATAAACCTACTCAAAGAAGGAGATTATATTGATGCCTATAATAAATCAGTAGTAAGATTATCAAATCAACAAGCTTATGGAAACAAGCTTGCAACAGAGATAATAGATTATATTAATCAGGAAATAAAGAGCCTGAAAAGAATTGACGATCTGGCTGATAAAAGTATTCAAATTGCCTTAGATTTGTTTATAGAAGTTTATAATACCAATGGGCATGACTTAAATAAAAGTAAGAAGGAATTTATTGGTGTATTAAAACATGCACGAAGAAAGCTTAATAACTATGAAAAAGAGTTAAGGGATAATGAAGAAGATGCCACTCCAAATTTCGATGAACATGCACTACTGTTCTTTCCATACAAAAGAAGTGATACTTTGGGCGTAAAAATAATTAAAATACTATATAAGGCTCTTATCACAGCTAAGTATCTTTTGATCCGTTTCGAGTATTACTTGGAAACAAGGAGTACTTATAATGGTTTTTTAAAGAAAGTTAATGGATTAAAAAGTGATCCTAATGTGGATACTTATGCTCATATTATAGCAGAATATAGCGTTAAAAATGTTGAAGAGATTAATTTGTTAAATCAGAAATTTAATGAAGTTTATCAACAGAAAGAAAAAACACAGGACGAAGCTGACACTAAAAGCTTCAATAATTACTTAGAGCATATTAATGCATGTTTGAAACATCCAGTGCATCTTAAATTGTTTGATAAAATAATATCACCATTGATGAAAGGCGATTATTTACTCAAGTTACTTGATCAGATTGATCCAGGAGAAAACAATCAAAATAAAGTGGAGAATTTGAAAAAATTCAGGAAAAATTTAAAAGACAAATCTTTTCAATTCACAAAAGATGACTTAGGAGACATAGAACAGGTGCAATCTTATTTGAAGAGTATAATTGAAAGAATTAGAATGTATAATAATCATTATTATAGAGTAGAAGAGTACAAAGGTGATATTATTCCTGCTAAGTTATTGGATTATAGGGTTAATATTAGATTTAACGTTATAGAGGACGAGAAGTTACAAAGTAGGAGAAATCTATACTTAGAGTGGCAAAAAGGTAGAGCTAAAAGTGTTTGTAAAAATGACTTAAATGAGCTAAAGGTTTTGTCACAAAGAGAAAATATAAAATTGGCAAAAGAAGCTGCAGATTATGTTATCTCTCCACTGCTTGGTGACTCTTCTCGTGCAGCAAAAAATAAGCAAAGCTCAGAAGAAGATAAAAAAATTATCAATAGTGTTGTTGATAAAGCAAATGAAGTTAAAAATGATCTTGAGAAAAACGTTAAGCCTTTTACTACTGAAGAAATTATTTCACCAAGCACTGAGTTTACTAATACTATAGCAAAATTGAAAGACACTTCGAGAGGTTTATAGGAGGTAAGAAAAAGGGTTCTGTC